GCTCAGATGCATTGAATGTATTCCCGTCCCTATCCTTGTTTAGAGGAGGGACGGGCGGATAACCCGTTATATATACTTAATAAATAACTGTTTCCGGATATAATACCTTGTCTAAGATGAATGCGGTGGTCCATCCTATCAGCGAGTTTGCCCATTGATTTGCCTTCAACGCCATTGCGTTAGCGTATCAGGGATTTAGGCAAGGGTAAGTTACCCCCTCGTTTCCTTGGTATGCGGGATCCGGAGACTGGTTCGACCTTAGCCTATTTAGGCCAGACGAGAACAGAATTCTGAGGCTCCTCAACGCCTTTTTTTAATGAGGGCAAGTAATAGGAAGCGACTGGTGTCGTTTTCCTACTACCCCTAGAGGGAATGTATCAGGTTAAGTTCGAATCTGAGCTACCTCAGTTCAGATCGACCTTGATTATGGTCCAGTTACTCACTAAGACGTTCGTCTGATTCTTGCTCAAAACTTTGCCAGCTTCACAGAGGGGTCATTGTAACCTTTGACTCTCTGTTGGCGAACGAAGTTCTTGAGACTCGGAACATCATCGATCGAGTCTTCAATAGTCTTAATACGATCCCACAGCAACTCGACCACGGCATAAACATCTAATTTCTCTTGTGAGAGATTAGTGCTAAGTTCGTGTCAGTTCTGTGGAGATTTTAGTAAGAGTTGAAGTCTCTGGACTTCCTCAAGAAGTTTTGAGACTTCGAGGTAGTTTTTCTTTGATGAACCAGAATACAGGTACTTGTAGAGGAGAATCAGATATGATTCTCGGTCTCCAACGAACCCATACGCGTCCATATCTCTTTGACTAATCCGATAAGATCGGTCTAGGAGGAACAGCGCATGTTTTCGAACCCTGTCTTGTGGAAACACTAGTTCAGGTTCTGAGGCTAAAGATTTCTTTACCGCACAGACGACTGAAGACAACACATAAGGATGTCCGAAGTCTCCGACTTTAAAGGCAATCTTAGCAACCCCATTGACTACCGATTGAACTAAGCTAATCTCCTTTCGCTTAGCTAATCGATTAAGTCGAGGGTTCTTTCTCAGAGTACGCATGATCTCCGCAGTCACCATCTCTTCGTCATATGAGATGATGTGCGGACTAGCAGGTTCCCCTTGGACAGGATCTCCAGCCACTATCATTGCTAGAGAGAGTTTTAACGCTTCTAACTTCCGAATAAGAGTAGGAAACTCAGTTGCTATAACTGATGAGGCCACGCGGTCTCATTGGTTACTATCAACTGACTTAACCAAACTCTCCATCGTTAATCAGTCACGAAGACTCTTAGCGAAAGGACCGGTTGGAGCCGTTAACATGACGAGAATCCGTCTGACTCTATGCCCCATCTTGGATAATTTCTTAGTATAGAGACTTCCCTTCGTTTTATATCCATAGCCTAAGGCATGGAATATATCCGGAAGAGAGAGATCATACTTGTCTGAATATTCATTCAAGACAGATGAATTTTTCTCCATAACAAGGAATTCCATGAAAGGGAGAGGTGTCGCGTTCTCAGGGATCCAGAATGTCTTAGCAAATTCTAATACCCGCTTATGGGATATTAGGGATTTAGGTAAGGATATTTCGACCCCGAGTCACTCCATTAACTCTACATACTTAGATGCGACGTGCTTGTCACCAATCACGACGTCATCCCCCAGTACCGCGTACATTTCAAATCATTGAAACGGAAGAGTCTTATCTTTCCTTGCCATGTAAGCAGATCACTGCACCAAGAAATGGTGGGTGAAAGCTAGCATAGCTCAGGAAGAGAGGGCCCCCATCGGTTGGCCAACTGCGTAGTGGACAGTAGTATCTATGTTGTAGGTCTTGGACTTAGCTTGATAACCTCTTCAGGTTAGTAAGCCGCGTCAAAGAAATGCAAGCCGGTGTCCTATAAGGGACTCCAGTAGAATCTGCTGTACACCCACAGGCAGTCGATCAGTCGCCGCCGATAAGTCAAAGCTATAAAGATCGTTTAGTTTGTTTCTTACTACACGATCAAGTAGCAAGCGAATCGGTGCGTGCTGATCAAAGGTACCATCTTGTGGTATGGCCTTCAGGATGGAGAATAGACTGTCATGCAATGGTTTTAATAACCATTGTGTTCAACAGTCTACCATAGCAAAGACGCGAATTTTCCCAGCAGGTTCCGGTTTGAACCCCAACTTTCCCAACGAGCCCACACTATTTAATCATAGTGACGCGGTGGTGAATTTTACTTTCATCCATCCTTGCCATATTAATTTCGTAGAAGTGGGATCTCAGGAGGAAGAAACTTTCTCAAAAAAGTTCCATAGGTTGGAATTCTCGGTCAGTTCACATCATTCCTTTATCAAAGGGAATAATGCAGTATCCTTCCTAAGGAGGACAGCTGCGATGGAAACTGACAGAGGTGAAGTACTGGAAAAACTACCGCTTACTTGCTCATCAGCTCAGGATCACATCTTTGTTCCAACTTCCTTAATCTTCTTTCGAAGGGAGGTAGAATAATTCGATGTTCCGGAGCTTTTAGCAATTAAGAAGGGTTTGGCTTCCATCATACTTTTGGTACCTTTCATATTCATATAAAAGGCCCCATAAGCCGAATTGGTACGGAGGATATATTGGAAGAAGATTTCTCCAAATCCTCGTATCTTTTCCGCATCCCAATCCTTTCCAGGATCCGTTATAGTTGACAATTTTAACTTACCCGGAATTTCTAAAACCCGGTATAAGTTAAAAATTGTCAACCATGTTCTAATGACCTGACGGTCTCTAGAACGGATCCTAGCTCTGAGTTCCCTTGGTATGATTCGAGGAATCCCGGATCTTGTCTTTGCCACAGCAGCTCCCAAGGGCTGCCCCGGTGACGGCGTTCCGGCGACAGCCTGTTGTAGTAAGACGGAGGAAGCTTTGAGGTATTTAACCACAAAAGGCATTCCTCCGTGTTTATATAGTTTATGAAGAAATCTTCAAAAGCCTATATAAGCTCTTATATTATAACGGGTTATTCCGATCAGAGGCCGTGTAATCCTAGATAGGATTCGTGCCCCTGACTGATAAGTATTTCGACTTATCGTGCCAGCTAAACGCTTTAAGGAACCCTGTACCAATAGAGCCAGCGACTTGAGCCCGGAAGATCTAAATTTCGTATGATTTTTAGTATTTTTCATGGTTTAAAGTTGGTTGGTTTTATACAAGGTATGGAACCCACTCCACACCAGGTGGGACAGGTAAGTTAAGCGAAGCCTTCGGTTTCCCTTGCAGGTCCGCAGGCACTCCCACAAAGGAGGAATTTCTTCCTGGTCGTGAATTCGAGATTGTCTATATCTATAAACCCGATATAGCCTCTCGTCTCCCGACCTCTCTCGTTATACTGTTCCCAGTTTCGGAGAGGTGGTATTTGATGTTCAGGGGGATGCAACTATGAATGTATAAAATTTATAACATCTGAGTTACATCAGGGTAGGTCCCAACAGACCTATCTTATTAGAGAGACCCGCGTCTCC